AACGGACACATGTCCAAGCGCCAGCAGCAGCTGTCCGTCGTCGCGCCCCTCGAGCCCAACCCAGGGTTGCATTTCCTCGGCCGCGTCAACATCAAGTGCGGAATGCGACCAACCCCGTGGTTCAAGCCCGCCAGCTTGCCGTACGAGCATGCATGCGAATACTTCGATCCCGATGATCAAACATTCGATGCCCGTCGGCTTGCAGTGCAACCCGGAAAAGAAACATATCTCGCCGACCTTGCCACCACCCTCGGCGACCCTCCAAAGTACAAAGCCACCGAGCGTTCCCTCGACGACTCTGTCCGAGCGTTTGGCAGCCGTCTGGGACTGCGACGCGTTCTGGACGACGCAAGGTGGGCTGCCCCCGCTGCGGTGCGAACGAACGGTAAAGCCTCTTCAGGGCTGGTCCTCGAGCCGCTCGGACGCACCCGTGGGCAGTGCGCGCACGCCATTGAACAACTGGGAGGACATGTCGCAGAACTGAGCAAAGCCGGGCCTTTGCCAGGCGCCGCGCCTTGGTATCTTGTCGGACGCGCCAAACGGACGACTCCAGAGATTGGGGATACCTTGCGTTCACGTGCTATCATTTTCGATGATGGCGTAAGCGCAAATGTGTCCTCCACCATCAGTCAGTCGATTGGCGAGTCCATCAAAGATGCACATGGCGACATCAAGATCGGGCACCGGGCTATGCAGGGGGCCTCAAGCGATGCCAGGGCGAGCGAGCGTAACGACAAGGAATTTGAAATAGACCATAAGAGATTCGGCTTTCGGCTAGCCGAACCCCTGCTAGTCACAGCATTTGGAGTCATCCGAGCCCTTCTCCCCCCAGGGGAGGAATGGGACAACCGCATCCTGCACGAGATGTCGCACTGCATACTGAAAACGATAATACTACCGGGGGGGTGGGTTTATCGGTGCACTTTCGGCAACTGGAGCGGGCCGTGGACAAGTATCCTTGACTCGATCTGCAACTGGCTGGCAGTCACAAACAGCCTGTACGACCTCAAAATTCGAAAGAGCGACGTCGACTTATGGATCTACGGTGACGACACGCTGATTGGATTTCGTAACCAGGCATGCCCCAGGTGGCTGACTCCCCCACATGTGCAAGACCTCCTGAAAAGGAAGTTTGGCATTTATGCTGGCGAATGTAATGTCGGATCATTGTCGTCGTATGGCAATGAAGCTGGCGCTACATTCCTCGGGTGTTGGAACAAGGATGGCAAGCATGGGCGCCCACTGGGGAAGTGGGTTGACATCTCGCTGTATCCGGAGAAGCAGCGAGCTGGTTG